TTTAGATACTTATTCATTTTGCCTTCAATCCAACGGATTGATACTTGCCCAGACAAAGTAATTGCCTCAGCATTTGCTAGTTTATAGTATCTAAAGTATTGGTTTCCGATGGCACCATAAGCAGAGTTCAGAGAAATCTTCTTTGCCATCTGAATATTATTACAACGAGCAATCTCCTTTTCCAACTCTCTGGTGGGAGTTTTCTCATATGCTTTCTTTGCCTCAATCATCTTCTTTTTGAAGATTACTCGGTCTCCATACATCTTCTCCATCAACTCAGGAAGAAATCCCTTTACATCCTTACGATACATTGCACCATTGGCACAAACTGCATAATCCTTATAGAGTTCAAAGTTAATTTGCTCCTGAAGAATTCTATCCACAGTTGCTTGAGGATGCCTCTCATCTAGTAGTGTCTCTGGAGAGATATTATATTGCATAATAAGATGAGGATACAGAGAGTTGAGGTCAAAACTGACAACCCAATCATAAATCCCAGGAATTGGTTCTTTGACATATGCCCCTGCGTATTTTTCATCCTTTGATGATTTATCTTTAGGGGGAATAACAATGTTGCGTTTCTTAAGGTAGTTGTAAATAATGGCATCCCAAGTTCTTACCTGAAAAAACACATCATTATAATTGACCTTAGCATCATATGCCATCGTCAATAGCAACTCAATGAGTTTCATCTTGTCTTCCAGTTGGTCAACAAGTTCAACGTCTTTGATGTTATAATCAACAAACTTTTGCCAATCTTTTGTATAGAAATCTCGGAAAGTATCAAACTCAGAGTGGTCCAACTTCTTCTGTCCCAGTTCCACAAACGCAATGTGGTCGAGTCGGTATGATTCTTGGTTTGTGTAAGTAAATTTCTTATACAAATCAAGATAGTCAATCACAGACACACCAGCAATCTCATAGGAGATTTGCTCTCTACCCTGAATAACAAGTTCTTTCCTGCGAATATTTCCCCAAGGAGAAAGACGACGTGCTTCCTTCTCCCCCAGAATACGTTCAATACGTCCAGCAATATACGGAATATCATACAACTCGCAGTTCCATCCAGTAATGGCATCTGGAGTATTTTGTTGCCAAAATGCAAGGAACCGATGAACCAAGTCGATTTCATCAGAACACTTCACATATGCAACATCCTTACGAGTGTTCTCATACTGCCGAGCATTTGCAAAGCAAACAATCTGCTTTGTTGCATAATTCTGCAGAGTAATTGTCAGAATTTCTTCTGCACAATCAAAGACATTTGGGAATCCACCTTCAGCAGAAACCTCAATGTCAATTGTAAACAATCGAATCTTTGTAATATCAAATTTGATTTCTTCTTCTGGATATTTGTCCGAGATATACTGTGCTTTGTAGTTGTCATTACCATAGACAGTAAATCCTTCAACCTTAGAATATTTGTCCAGAAATTCCTTACAGTCAGAAATCTTTCCAGGTTGAATAGGTTCGACTGGATATCCATCCAACGTTCTATATTTTGTTTTTTTCTTTGAAGGAACAAATAGAGTGGGTTGATAATCCTCTTCTATTTGAAAGTATTCACCATTGTCATAACCACGGACCAACATTTTATTAAATTTTTCATAGACGTTGGTGTAAAATCTCATTGTGTAAGTTCTAGATATTTGTCAAGAATAGTTTTTTTAGGTTCAACCATAGTTAAAATTTTATCAGAACTAATCATTAGTTCTTTAGTTTTTGTATAATCTGTCATCCAAGGTTGCATATCATCACCATTAATGATATACGGATTTATTAACTTACAATCAGGCTGTCCCAAATCTGCAACAACTTCTTCTACTTCACATATCAGGAATGTATTGTTCGTTAAGAGAACTAACATCATCATCTTCTCCGAGTCCATTCATTTTCTCCTCATAAGATTCTTTTACCATATCAATCGGTTCAACAATTGTTACAATCCAATCTTTTTTTACTGGAATATTTTTATCTTTAGACAAAGGCATCCAAGGAATGAAAGAAACTTTATATTCTCTTTCATTTTCATCTTCCATCAAAACAGTATTTGATATTAATTTAACAACTACTGGATTAGAGAAAATGAGAGAAATTACATTTCCGTCTTCATCTACAAGTTCTTTGATGTCTGCAACAACATCTTCTCCTGATTTTAATACTGCTAATTTTACTGCCATATCAACAACATAGGTTAATTCTAGTCTACCAATAAAAAAGGGGGAAGTCAACTGGATTTTGCCAGTCGTTCCCCTGCGCCGACGATATTCAATTATATTTATAGATAATCTTTTCGTTTGTGGTGGTCGGGAACAATCTTCTTTAAGTGGACAGAGAGGAGTCCGTCTTCAAAGGATACATCTGCGACTTCTGTATCGTCTGCCAGTGTCCACGCTCTCTTGAAAGATCGTTGAGCCAATCCCTTATGGACGTAGTTGGTTTCAGATTCTTTATCCTCTTTTTGTCCTTCGACAAATAGTTTCCCATCTTGTGTATAGACATAAACCTCCTTCTTTTTAAATCCAGCAAGTGCAAGTTCAAGTCTTGATTCTACGTTGCTTACTTGAACTAGGTTATATGGAGGATAATTAGAAGTTGTTTCGTGAATCTTAAAAATTCGATCAAAGTATTCATCCATTCCAATTGTGTTGCGATTAATTCTCTCCAGCAAAGCAGGAAGATCCGCAGCCTGATATTTCATCAGATTAGTCATTATAGTAGCTCCTTTAAAAGCGAGTTTGTGTTTTGTGGACCCCGAAGGCATCCTTAATATTATATATCATAAGACACTAAAAAAAGGGGGTGTTGACCCCCCTACAAAATTATTCGGTTTCCCCTTCAACTCTTTTTTTCTTAGCACCAATATTATATTTGGTTTCCAAAATCCAATCACCCTTATCCTTATAAGATAGAACTTTAATTTGATTAAGAGGTGCAATATCTTGAATCTTATTAACATCAACAACAGTAATCAATCCCCAATCAGCAAGTAATTGAGTAATTCTATTACGACGTTGAACATCATTTACGGTAAGGTTTGCTGGTTTTCCATCCAAAGCAAACAATTCCTTAAAATGAACAAGGTAGTACTTACCTTGTTTATGCAGAATATGGCAAGATTGATAAATCTTTTTTTCTTTGCGTGATGCTACACCAATTCTGGTAAGAGTCTCACGAACCTTCAAAAAATCATCTGGTTCATTAAGAATAACTTCCACCATTTGGTCTGGTGACCACTTCACTTCAGGTTCTTGAACGACGCTCATTTTGTTCCTCCAACATCAAGTTTTTGTTTAATGAAATTAATTTGTTCTTCAGAAAGAATCCTCAACGCTTGCTCTGCCTTTTCAGTACTATATCCATAGTAAGATTTGACGTATTCAAGGTCTTTAATTTTTTCCTTTTTTATCCAAGGAGAAAATCTCTTCTTGGTTCTCACAGTATTTATAAGAAAATCATATTGAAGTTTCTTATCTAGTCTGTTATTGATATTTAATTCATTAACAAACATAATACAATCAATGCTGCCACTGAGGCACTTATTAACAATATACGGGGGATACTCCTTTTCAAGAGTACGGTCTTCATCAAGAAGATTTTTTTTTGTTTGGTTAATTGAATTTAACCAATCTTTCAATTCAACCATTTCACGAACTATCAAAGAATTATCTTTTTCTCATTTGGAGTAATCAATTTACTTCCAAACATCTCATTATATTTTTTACAAAGATCCTCTTGAACTTCTACTTTGTATATAATATGAGTTTTTAATAAAACTATTTCTGGTTTATCTTGATTAATAACTGTTGCCCAAGGAGCAAATCCTACACCATTATTTGTAGGAAGAACTACAAGAGCATTCTGAATAGTAATTGCATCTTCTGTTTCAGAAAGAAGTTCTGCAACAACTTCTTCACCAGTTGTAATGCGTAGCAATTTTACATCGATCATTTAAATTTACACTCCACCATAATTTCAGTTAAAGCAGCAAGAAGATTAATTTCTTGGTCTGCCACAAATGCTGCTTGGTACTGATACTTAGCAACAATAAGGACGGCAGCAGCAATAGAAGGACCATCTAGGATTTCATAACAAGCATCATAAACACGACGTAGAAGTACCCCAGAATCATTGTCCAAATTACTAACTACCCATTTACGTACTTCAGGAAAATTCTTTTCCTTAAGACTTTTAATCAGGTCATCAGTTTTTATCTCCGAGAACGAGGAGAGAATGCCTGTATCAATTTCTCCACCCACCGAGTACCTTTGGCATTCATTGAGGACTCTCCTCCAGTCTGGAAAGTGTTTGTTGATGAGTTCTGCAAGAACTCTTGTATCGAACTTAATGTTTTCCAGTTCAAGGATTTGCTGGAGTCTTTTGAAGAATCCTGCTGCGATTGCTGGTTTTTGTTTTGAAGTGATTGAGAACTCAACGACCGCACACCTTGAATGAAGAGGTTCAATGATTTTGTTCTTGTAGTTGCAGGTGAAGATGAATCTGCAGTTGCCACTAAACTCCTCAGTAAACGCCCGTAGGAGGAGTTGAACGTCATTGGTTGTGTTATCTGCCTCATCAATGATGATGACTTTGTGTTTAGCAGACGACGTAAGTGATAAGGTCGAAGCAAAGTTTTTCGCATTGTTTCGGACAGTATCGAGGAATCTACCCTCGTCGGATCCATTGATGACATATACATCCACTCCAAGTTCATTGCACAGTGCCTTAGCAACTGTTGTCTTACCACATCCAGCAGGACCAGCAAGAAGCAGGTTTGGCACTTCACCCTTATTTAGAAAATCTCTAAATGTTTTCTTAATATTTTCTGGGAGAATACACTCTTCAATTGTCCGCGGTCTATACTTTTCGCACCAGAGAAAATCAGTTCTATCAATATTCATTATATAAATAAAAATGGGACGATACTTTTCAACTATGCTTATATACAAGATAGTCAATCAAGTAAATGGTGATTTTTATATTGGAAAAACAACCAAACCAAAAAATGTTAGATTACAAGAGCATTTTTATAACTCATCATACAATTCTCAAACATACCTCCATAGGGCAATAAGAAAATATGGATGCTCTAATTTTATCATAGAAGAAATAGAAACTAAAATACCAGAAGAAAAATTAGATGAAAGAGAAATATTTTGGATAAACAATCTAAATCCAACATACAATATGACTTCAGGTGGAGAAGGGGGAGATACTTCTCTATCCCCAAATTTTATAAAGTCTATGAAAGAATACCATAACAAAAAACCTAAAGAAGAATATGCCACTTACGGAATGCTAGGGAAAAAGTTCCCAGAAGAAGCAAAAAGAAAGGTTAGTAGAGCAAATTCATATCCAGTTGTTTGCGAAGGAAGGGAGTTTCCTTCAATCAAAGCAGCAGAAGAATATTATAAAAGTTTAGGAACTCCAAAATCGGTTAGGAAAAGAATTGATAGTTCCAAACATCCCGACTGGTATAGAATCAGAAATAAAAGAATTTACAAATAATCCTAATTTAAAAGCAAAATTTTTGTAGGTATTCATTAACCAATTCTGGTTTATCTTCCAACCAATATGCCTCAAGTTCATAAACTTGATGCTGTTTTGTTATGTTAGAAGACCTCATAACATCATTCAGTTTCCAAGAGTCCAATTGGATATCTTTAATTCCAATTGGACCACCTTTACAAGAATGAACTACGTGAACTGCCTCGTGATAGACAGTTTCATTCACATAATGTTTTACTGGACTAACAGAATTTTTGATATTATTGGTACAGATTACAAAATCTGGTCTAGTTAAAGTACCAAATAATTCTTTATTCCTACAGATTGGGGCATTTTCCCTGACAATATAATTTTTAGAAATAATCTTATTAAGTATTTGATTTCCAATCGGAGTAAGATAAAGAAGAAAGTCCATTACGAAAAATTAGAATCAGGTTCAAGAGCAATATAATAATTCAAATTATATTTTTCATTAGTAAATTTAGAGAGAAGTTTCTTGGAAACAACAACATCATAAGTCCCAGGAATAATCTTAATGTTTTCCACTTTGAAGTTGAAAGTAAACTCACTATCAGTTTCACCCACAATAATAGAAAACTCGTTAGATGTGTCGTTCTTTTTATCCCGAACAACAAGTTTAACTACACCTGCTTCACCAACTGCTGAAAGGTCTGGAAGTTGATAAACAGCAGATGCTTTAATCAGTTTATCAAGTTGAGAGTGCTCCAATTGGAAACAAACATCTTGAGAGGGAAGTTCAAGTTCCTTATCAGGCGGAGTCACAATTACTTCTGGGTCAGCAAAGAAATACTTTACCCTACGTTTGCCTTCTCGAATAATCAGATGAGTATCATTAGAAAAATCAAGGTCTGGGTCTTGGTGCAAACTCAAACCATTTAGAAACTGGTTAAGATCATAAATCGCAAAGTCTTTTGGGAAAGTTTCCTTAACTTCTGCTTCTGCAAGAATGTTCTTCATCACACTAATTGTGCGGAGTTTTGAACCGTTCTTAACCAAAATGGATTGATTAATGGAAGCAAAGTTTTTAAGAGTTGTAATAGTTTCAGGGGAAAGTTTCATATTAAAAAATTATTCTCACTTGTTTTCAATAAGATTTAGATGATTAATCAAAAGCATCGTATAATGGAGGACTTTAAATAGATCCTGTCTAGGAGTACCCTTTACATCATAACGATCAATGTACTTGGTCACATTACCAGCACAAAATCCTTCACGACGATTGTGCTTGATTTTATCTAGTGTTTGCTCTTTTCCACCACCAGTTCTATCAACATAGTGCTGACTGTAAGTACCTGCAAGATATTCTTCAAGTTGTTTGAGGATTTTGTCTTCATTATACTTCCAAAATCCATTTTTATTTGTTTGAGTATTCATATTAAATGTAATTGTATCGGGAGAATAGTGAGGGTTTCCCGTAAGACTAATTCCATCATCATACCAAAAATCTTGAGATGAGGAGTTTTCACTGGGATATTTCAAATCTAGATAATTTTCTTCCACTTTAACTTCATTACTAAAGGTCCTTTTTAAGTATATCAGGTTTCTCGGAACAGTCAAGAAGAAATTTTGCTGAATCCTTTAACTTTTTCAAACTTAATGATATTTTCAAAATGGTCTATCATCTCATCAGTTTTATGAGATATTACAAAAATATTAGAGTCCTGGATAACATATTTTATTATTTTAATAAAGTATTCTATTCCAACTCCATCCAAAGAACTGTCAAATACTTCATCAAGAATCAGAAGATTTGTATTTACAGAATTTTTCATTCTTGCAATCTCTCTCCAAGTAAAAAGAATAGCAAGATTGATTCTCATTTTTTCACCTTCACTAAAAGATTCATATGAAAAATCTTCATGTATTGGTGATTTTATTTTCTCATTAAACTCCTCATCAAAATTAAAGTTAATATAAAAATCCATCATCTGCAAATACTTATTAATTTGCATATTCATCAGGGGAAGATATTTTTTAATGATTTTTGCCTTTATTCCCCCATCTTTTAGTAAAGAACTAACAAAATTAAAATAAGAAACATCTTCTTTATACTTGGATTTTGAATCACCAATTGCTTTTAACTCATCTTGAAGTTTTTTTAACTTTTTCCTTTCAGTATTTGTGTTTTTAATTCCATCGACAATCTCTTGAATTTCACATTCAAGTTCTTTTGATTGTCTATTAAATTGAGAGATTTTAATGTTGTTGCTAGAAATTTCATTGTTTATTGTGTTAATTTGCTTTGCGATTTTTGCAAATTCGGATTCTCTAATTTCCTCCTTTTCGATGAGAGTCCTTATTTCTTTATAACCAACTTCAATTTCTTTTACTTTATCCTGAAACTCACTAAGTTTATTTAACCTAAATTCTTCATCAATGGTTTGGGTGCAAGTAGGGCATACCGTATTGCCATCAAAAAATTGATGCTGCTCTTTAATTGTAGATGCTTTCTGGGAGAGTTTACCCTTCAAAGAAGAAAGTTGTTTGAGTTTTTTTGTTGGGTCTCCAAGTTCCTCACTTTGCTTTTGCAATTCAGCAGATGCTGAATTCTTTTTATCAGTATCTTCAATTAATAAATCAATATCATCTTGAAGTTGTTTAATTTTTTCGTTCTTTAGTTTTATATTCTTTTCACCATTCTTTTCTATATTTTCAATAAACTCCTTTTGCATATCAATTTTTTCTTCCGTCATAGTTTCTTTGATAGACTCTTCTTTAAATTTCTCATTGAGTCTCTTCATCTTGTCTTTGACGACAGAATTCATCGAGGAAAATATTTTTATATCCAACAAGTCTTCTACAATATCTCTTCTATTTGAAGAAGATAGTTGCATGAATGGAACAAAAGATGCACTTCCGAGTATAACGATTTGGGTAAAAGATTTATAATTTAATTTTAAAATATTTTCTTCTAGGTATTTTTGTTGGTCTACTGCTGCTGCAGATTGATTTTGAACTTCCCCATCAACCCAAATTTCAAATATATTTGGTTTAATGCCTCTGCTAATCTTATACTCACGACTTCCCACAGAAAAATCTATTTCAACAAGACAATCTTTCTCGTTAACAGAATTTACTAGTTGGGATTTATTAATTTTTCGAAATGCCTTATTAAACAATACAAAGCACAAAGCATCCAAAACAGTAGATTTTCCACTACCATTTGTTCCAATTATTAAGTTCGTATTACTTTTATCTAAGTTTATTTCTGTAAAATTATTTCCTGAAGATAAAAAATTACGAAATCGTATTTGTTTGAATGTAATCATAATCTCTTGGGGGAATCACAAATTCATTTGAACTAATTATAACATAATCATATCCATATAAATCACATGTTTTAGTTGCTAATTCATCATCAACTTCAACAACTGACATTGGTGGATAGTCTTCTGCTTCCAGTAATCCTGCATACCTCTCGGCATCATCCTCTTCTTCAAAGAAATACAACGATTGCTCTCCATCCTCATTGAGGACTGCATATGCTCCTTCGTCTTCTTTTCCTTTGATTGAGAGTATATACATTATTCTAACTCTAATGCCTCTGAATAAATTTCTCCGATTATTTTTTTGACCTTTTCTTTATTTAAATCAAAATCGGATTCTTCAATGTATTTATTCAGAATCTTTAAGGTGTCCTCAAATTCTTCTTCACTATATTCAACATCTTCATCATAGATATCAAGATTTTCAATAATTTTTAACTCAACAATATTAGAATTTGAAATCTTATCAATAAATTTTTCAAAGTTTTTAATATCAGTTTTTTTCCTAACAACTACCTTTACGATTTTTCCATTTAATATTTCAGTATCTAATTTCTTGTAATCACTATCCTCATAATACACTCTTTCAAAAATAGTATAAGGATTCTCAATAAATTCCGTTTCTAAAGTTTCAGTATCAAATATAGTGAAGCCCCTCTTGTCATTTAAATCATTCCAAAACATTTGATATGGATTTCCAATATAAAATATTTTTCCATCATCACTTGGAGTATGATAATGACCAGAATATACTTTATCAAATTTTTGGAGGATTGATTTATCTAATCCATTCTTTTGATACTGTCCAGGAAAAACAATGAATCCACTCAATTCAAAGTGCCCAAAAGCAACCTTTGCCTGAGTGTTTTCTATAAAATCAAAAACTTCGTTCTGATTATCCTTACATATCCATGGAATGAATGCCAATCTAGTTCCACCAATGGTAAATTCTTTTGGTGAAGATATTTTTACTATATTCTGATATTCTCCCAGAAGAGTCTCATTTGAATTGACTAAGTTTGTATTTTTAAAATAAGTATCGTGATTCCCAACGATTGAATACAACTCAATTCCAAGAGACTCTATCTTATCATAAACATTTTCCTTTGCCCACTTTAGAGCCCAATAATCAATACCTTTGCGATTGTCAAATGCATCCCCAAGATGAATAACAGTTTTTATATCATTTTCCTCTAGATAAGGAAAAAATATATCATTATAAAATTTTGCAAAATACTCATGAAAAACTTTGCTTGCTTTTTTAAAGTTATAATGCGTGTCAGTGATTAAAGCAATTTTCATTGATAAAGTTTAATTTGGATATTGTCTTTAATGGTATTGTAATCAGAAGAATTGAATCCATCTCCATCAACAGTGAATACTTCATCATATCCACTACGTTCAATAATCTTTTCTTTAATCTCCATTTGCTTTTTCTCTTTATGAATTCTACGGAGAAAAGCATAATAAACAATCTGTGTAAAGTAAGCAAACGGATTTGTTCTTTCTACATCGAAATTATTAATATAATGAACACAGTTTTCTACCCCATCACTTATCATATCCTCTCTAAACATATAGTTTACAAAATTTGGACGATATGATAGATGAGTAGCAATCTTCAAGAAACAATCTCCAAGATAATTTGAAATCATTGGTGGTGCCAATCCTTTAGACTTGGCATTATCAACTTTTATCTTATGCTGCACCAAAGCTTCATGAAATTCTTTATTATTAACGTAATGAGGGTTTTTCTTTTCTTTATTCATTAAATTTTTAATTTTCTTACTATTTAAGATTTATAATAATCTATTATATCACTTAAAACGTAATACTGACAAGTATGATGGATTTGACAAATACCCCATGTTTACAATAAAATAACTCTGTCAGGGTTGATAACTATTATGGTACTTTAGTTATCTTGATTATATATTTTTTCTAAGGTTATTCTTGCATCTGCTATTGTGGATAAGTACCCCATTCTTTTGGATAACTTTGTTTTGTTAATTGATTTAGATCTAGTTGCTAAAAATTTATTATATAATTTTAACATATTTTTATCATTAACTTCAGATATAGTAATAATTTTATCAAAATCAATAATAAACATTGATTCATCTGAAAAAGTTATCCATGGATTTAATTTTAATGCTGTCACTCCAACTTGCTGAAGTTGCATTATTTCTATAGTGACTGGATTATCTAATATTAAAATAGTTTTATTATTTTCTTCGCATGGGCAAACCTTAGCAAATACTTCTTCACCAGAAACTAATTTTATAATTGCGTAAAATTCTTCTTCCATAATTATTTAAAATTTATTTGTATTATTTCATAATTAAATTTTTCTTCGTTGTAAATTTTTATTCTTTCAATTAAATGGTTTAAAGTATAATTTTTTCTTGACTTATAAGTACAGTCATCAGATATATCATAAAGAACTGCTTCTGTTTTATTTTCACCCTTTCTTAAAATTCTCCCAATTGATTGGAGATTACGGACTCTAGACTTTGAAGGTGAAGCAAAAATAACATTATGTAAATTTTTAATATTAATCCCTGTAGAAAATGTTCCGTAGGATGCAACAATAATTGCGTTATTTTCTTTTTCAGTAATTTCTCTAACTTTTTCCCTTTGTTCAACATCAACTCCACCATGAACAAAAAATATTTTTCTATTTTCTTTTGCTGAATTATTTATGAGTTCGTATAATGGAAGACCATGAGATTCAACTCTATTGAAAAGAACTAAAGTGTTTCCTTTTAAATCTAATGCTAAATTTTTAATGAAATTATTTCTTTTATTGTGGGTAATTAAATATTGAATTTCATCCTCATATTCATTAAATTGATGCTCATTGTGTTTTAGGAGTAATATTTTTATTTGTAATTTTGATAAATGCCCTTTCTCTATAAGTTCTTTTGTTTGAGTTACTTTATAAGATGGACCAAATAATCCTTCTAATACCCATTTATGAGTTTGTGATCCATCTAAAGTTCCCGTAAATCCAAATCTATACTTAGCATTATCACACTTAGTCATAATATTAACCAAAGATTTTGATTTAAATAAATGAGCTTCATCACCAATAATTACATTAAAGTCGGCAAAAAAACTCCTAGGTAAATTATAAATTGATTGCCAAGTTGTTATAACTACATTCTTATTAGTATTTTTTTCTCTCCCTGAATATATTTTATGACAATGATATTCTGCATCCCAACCATAATCTTCAAAATCTTTATACATCTGTTCAACTAAAGATGTTGTTGGTACTACCAAAAGAATTTTGTTATCTTTTTCTGTAAAATATCTAACTACAGAATAGATCATTAAAGATTTTCCTGATGCAGTTGGGGAAATTAAAAGTTTTCTGTTGTATTTTAATGCATCATAAACTGCATTTATTTGATAATCTCTTGGTTTGTGTTTAGAAATACGAGTCATGTATTCCTTAACTCCCTCATGAGAGACTAGTTCATTCTCTTCTAGTGGTGTTCCATAAAATTTATTATCTTTAAATTTGACAGAATAATCAAACTTTTTTGCCCAAGAAACTATTTTGTCGAGCAAACCTACATATATTTCTCCAGTATGAGTAGAAAATAAACGTATTTTTCCATCCCAATATTTGCTTCTATATTGGGGCATGAATTTAGATCCGGGAACCTCAAAAGTAAAATATTCAGACAACTCTTGAAATATGTGAGGTTCTGCCTGTAATTTTAAATAAACTTCGTTCTTTTTTTGAATAATAATATCATCCATATCCAGCAGTAAACCTCATGTATTCTATTGCATTCTTAATTTGATAAGTCCTGTTTAAAATTGTTTTTAAAATACTATCTAAAAAATTTAACATAGTTTGATAATACTCAATTTTTGATACTGATTTAATAATATCAGTATCAGCATCCATGTACTTATCGATATCTGGTTTTAACACTTTATGATCAAATGGATCATCTTTATATACATCTGGGTCTGCTTTTCCAGAGTAATATAACCATTTTTCTTTTTTTAAAATTTTATATTTATTCTCCTCCATTTTCTTTAAAAGGAGAATATTATTGTAGATATTATAATATTTTGAATGTAGTGATGGAATTTTCAAAGATTCATTATGCAAATTATCTGGATCTATTTTCGAATCCAGTTCCCAAAGAGATTGTATTTCTTCAATGTTCATAATAATAATAAAAAATGTTAAATTCTTTCAATATTGTATATCGTATATTTAAAATTAACTTGAGCACTTAGATAATTTACATCAGTGCTTTTTGCATCAAAATCTAATGACGAAAGTGAAGTTGGGAACATATCCTTAAATACAACTTTTGCAATTGGATTATAACTGCTATTGTATATTAGAAGAGAACCATCCGACATTCCCGATATTGCTGTTTGCTTTCCTTTTGAATTCTCGTCAGAGTTTAATAATTGTTGATATTCTTCCGCACTTTCTGGATAACCAAATCCTCTTATCCAATTATAAACTAAAAGGTAATTTTCCATATCTTCATTTACCATAAATGTAAGAGAAAAATCACCAAAAGATATTTTATCTCCAGGAATTGGAATATCTTTAAGATATGTTGGTTGGACTGCTACACCCAAATTAATTTCTGGAATTACTGCAGTATTTGAAAAAAAATCTATTTTTGGATATTTTGCCAAAGAAAATTTAAACCCAGTTGGGGAAAGATTATTTCTATTTGACAGTTGTTTTTGTAGTGGAGTTCTTGTTTCCATTATTAAAATAACAATCAATTTTTATATTATTATTTATTTGCATAAAAAAAGAGGGTCCGAAGACCCTCTCAAAAAACCTAGTGATGGATCACATTAGGTTGTCAACACGTACTCTTCTGTAGTAACGGTTGCTGTTTGCCTCAAGACGACCAAGACCAGCATTAGTACCTTCAGCAAATGGGTTTGCAACGATACCATAACGAGTCTTAAATCCGATTTTTGGCTGGAAGCTGTTCTCACCAACTGCACGTACCATCTGGAGAGGTACATATGGGCAGTAGAAGAGACCTGCATCATAAGGTGAAGAACCCTTATAACCAACAACGTAGTACTGGTTAGCACTGTTGTTTGCTGCATATGGGTCGATGTAAACCTTATAACGACCATTGAGAACACCTGCAAAGGTGTTGCCAGTGTCATCAACGTTAAGGTTTGCATTAAGTGCAGGGGTGTAGTCAAGAAGTCCTGCGTGGGTGAGTGCTGAAGCAACATCTGCTGAGCAGAGAATCATGTTGCCCTTTCCTCTA